CTGGGGCGGGAATGACAAAGGCTGGGGTTGCTCGTTATCGAAGAGAAAATCCAGGTAGTAAATTAAAAACTGCTGTTACTGGTAAAGTTAAAGCTGGGAGTAAGGCTGCAAAAAGAAGAAAGTCATTTTGTGCTAGAAGTGCAGGTCAGATGAAAAAGTTTCCTAAAGCAGCTAAAAATCCTAATAGTAGATTAAGACAAGCAAGAAGAAGATGGAAATGTTAAACATAAAAGGAATACTTACAGGTGTTATTGTGACTTCAGCGAGTGGAGCAATGGCATGGATATGCTTAACATTAATTAATGTAGACAAAAGAACTGCAATTACTGAAATAAAAGTCAAAGAAAACAACAAAATGATAACAGTTTTGTGGGCAGATTTTATGAAAAGAAAGGGTGAGGATGGCAATCTCGCGGGGATCGATGTCAAAACAGATCACAAAATCTCCTGGAAAACGCTCCTCAAAGTGGAGTAGTGCTAGGAAGAGGCGGATCGATTGTAAACGACCTAAAGGGTTTTCTGAAAGAGCACATTGTGCCTCTAAAAAAAGGAGAGGTCGTAAGGGGTGAACCAGTTAAAGTATGCCACAAATGTAAGAAAAAAGAGTTTTTTTGCACTTGTTGGAAAATAAAGAAAGGAAGATATTATGCCTAAAGACGCATGTTACCATAAAGTAAAAGCTAGATATAAGGTTTTTCCGTCAGCTTATGCTTCAGGTGCTATCGCAAAATGTAGAAAAGTCGGAGCAGCCAACTACGGAACTGGTGGTAAAAAGAAAAAGAAAGCCGAGGGCGGTCTCATGGCTGCAATTAAAAAGGTAGACAGAGAGCAATCAATGAAAGCCAAAGAAGGTAAAGTTGTTAGAATGACTAAACGAAAGTCTAGTAATCCTAATATAGCCAGAGGTTGTGGGGTTATAATGTCTAATAGAAGAAAGAAAACAAAGTATTCGTAATGGCGGTTCGAAAGACAAAAGCTGGTTTAGCACTCAAGCGTTGGTTCAAAGAAGATTGGAAAGATCAGAGAACTGGTAAACCTTGTGGTCGTCAAAAGGGTGAAAAGCGTGGTACTCCTTATTGTAGACCCACCAAGAGAATTAGTTCTAAAACTCCAAAAACAGCATCAGAGATGACAGCAAAAGAAAAACGTAGTAGAATAGCACAGAAGAAGAGATTAGGGCAACCAGCAGGTAAGCCAAGAAGAGTGAAATCATTAACTAGAAAAAGGAGAAAATAATGCCTGGTAAAAAAATGACACCTAAAGGTCTAACACCACGACAAAAAATGGAGATTAAAAAAGGTAAATCCAAAAAAGGTATCAGTATAAAAGGTGATTCTGGTATCAAAAAACTAATGGGTGGTGGAACCATGAGAAAGCCAATGATGGCTAAAAAAGGTAAAACTATAAAAATAGCACCTATCAAACCAAAAAAAGGCACTGGTAAAGCAGGCACTGGTAGAAAAAACATTAGTATAAAAGGTGATTCTGGTATCAAAAAATTGAGAAGAGGTGGTAAAGCCTAATGGCAACTTCAAACTCAAGAGATTTTGATTTAGATGTAGCAGAGCTTATCGAAGAAGCCTACGAAAGATGTGGGTTAGAGTTAAGAACTGGCTATGATGCTAGAACAGCTAGACGTTCTTTGAATCTTATGTTTGCTGATTGGGCAAATAGAGGTCTTAACTTATGGACTGTAACACAAGAAACAAAGGCAGTTACATCTGGCACAGCTGTTTATACATTAGATAGTGAGTTTGTAGATTTACTAGAAGTCGTACTACGAAATAGTTCTGGTACAGATTTTACTCTTACACAAATGAGTCGTGGTGAGTATTTAAGAATACCAAACAAAGATAATAGTGGACAACCAAGTCAGTATTTCTTTGATAGACAGATCACTCCCACGATTACATTGTGGTCAACACCAGATACTTCCTACACATTAGTGTACTATTATGTAAGAAGAATACAAGACGCAGATGCTTTGGTTAATACAACGGATGCACCTTTTAGATTTCTACCGTGTATGGCGGCAGGTTTAGCGTATTATATATCAATGAAAAAAGCACCAGATAGAATACAAATACTAAAAGCTGTGTATGAAGAGGAGTTTCAAAGAGCCGCGGCAGAAGATGCTAATAGCACACCACTTAAACTAACACCGAATATATCATACTTGAGGTACTAATGGCTGATTATAAAAAAGAAGTAGAAAAAATAAAGAAGAAGTATAAACCTTTAAAAATAACTGGTGGAGGACCCTTTCCAAAACAAATGATAGGGAGAGCCATTGAAAATAAAAGAAGAAAAAAACAAAGTAAGAAAGAAATAGACGCTTTACCTATGAAAGTAGATGATTTTCAAGAAGACCACGAAATAAGAAAAATTAAAAAAAGATTAAACCTTGCTAAAGGTGGAGTTGCTCGTGGAAGAGGTGGAACATTTAAAGGATTGTACTAATGGCTAGGTACGCAAGTGGTAGAAAAGCATGGGGTTATTCAGATCGCTCTGGCTTCCGTTATCGTCTTCGTGAGATGAGAAAAGAATGGAATGGACTAAAGGTAGGTCCAGACGAGTATGAAGCTAAACACCCACAGTTAGAACCTAATTATCCAGGCCCAGATCCAACAGCATTATACGAACCAAGACCAAATCAAGATACAGACTTGGTTTCATTTGTAGTATACACCAATGCTGGAGATGGTATAATAGGAAAGAAGTTAACAAATTTTACGGCTACGACTAGCCTTGGAACAGTGACAGTGAGTACAACATGAGCTTTACATTAACCACATTAACAGCATCAATAAAAGAATGGACTGAAAATGACGAATCCACTTTTGTAGCAGAGATACCTTTCTTTATTACAAATGCAGAAGAGAGAATATTTAAGTCTGTAGATTTAGATTATTTCAGAAAGAATGTTACTGGAACCATGACAAGTGGTAATAAGTTTCTTGAAAAACCATCTGATTATTTAGCAACTCATTCATTATCGTATGTGAACGCTAGTAGCGAAAATGTATTTTTATTACAAAAAGATGTAAATTTTATTCAAGAGTATACGGCAAATCCAGCTACAACTGGATCTCCTATTTATTATGCACAGTTTGATGTTGACACTTTTATAGTAGCTCCAACTCCTGATAGTAGTTTCGCAGTAGAACTACATTATTATTATAGACCAGCTTCTCTTACCACTGACGATTCTGGAACAACATGGATCAGTACAAATGCACCAGATGCTCTACTTTATGCTTCTTTAGTGGAGGCATATACTTTTATGAAAGGTGAACCAGATCTTATACAGTTGTATAATACAAGGTATACAGAAGCCTTGAGTAGACTTAAAACTTATGCAGAAGGTAGAAACTATTCTGACTCTTACAGAGACGGTTTGGTAAGAGTTCCTAAGTCTTGACTTTTATAAGATAAACTTTATAGTATCTTATATGAAAAAGAAAAGCATAGCTATTGTTGGTTTAGGCAATAGTTTTTCAGAATACATTTTAGCTAAAATAAGAAGCGAAAAGTTTGATGAGGTTTGGGCAATAAACTCCATGTCTGGAGTAATTTATCACGATAAGTGTTTTATGATGGATCCACCATCAAGGTTTCTTGATACACCTAATGCTGGTAAACAAACAACCATCATGTCAGATAGATTGAAACAAAAAATAAATATTCCTATTTTTAGTTGCACTTTAGATGAAAGATGTCCAGATGTTGTAGAGTTTCCATTGCATGAAGTTATTCATAAAACTGGATATGCTTACTTTAATAATACCGTATCTTATTCACTTGCATATGCTATATCACAAAAAGTTACAGATTTACATTTATACGGAATAGATTTTACTCACAAAGCAATTAACTTTGCAGAGGCTGGTAGAGCTTGTTGTGAGTTTTGGTTGGCTGTTGCTATAACAAAGGGAATAAAAGTTAACATAGCTCACAATTCATCTTTACTTGATATGAACGTGCCAGATGATCAAAAACTATATGGCTATCATAGATTAGAAGATCCACTTGTATCTACTGCAACGAATGGCAGTATGTTAATCACAAGAAAATCAAAGTTAGAACCACCAGAGCCATTAGATGCAACACCAAATATTATTGGAAGAGAAGATATACCAGGAGTAACTTACGAGGAGAAAAAAGATGTTTAACGTCAATGTGTCACAATTAGGAAGTGTAGTTGTAAAAACCTCAGAACAAGGAGGTTTAAATAATGAACAGATAGCAGATTTAGCCGTAGAAAAAATTGCGAGTGTATCAGAAGACGCACCACCACATTTAAAAGAACAAGCCAAATTATTTAAAGAACAACTCAAAGGAATAATTCATCATTATCTTCTCTTGGCAAGAAAAGAGGAACGTGGTACTATTATCCAAGCCTTGCGATCAAGTGGTCACAAGGAAATGGCTGAATATATAAGGAGACTCTAATATGGCTATAGCACAAGCGATGTGTACTTCCTTCAAGAAAGAGTTGTTAGAAGGTGTACACAATTTTAAAAACTCAGGTGGAGACACTTTTAAACTAGCACTTTATGCAGAAGGAAGCGGTGGTAAATCATCAACAACTGCAACATTAGGAGCAACAACAACTGCATTTACAACAACTGGTGAAGTTGCTTCAAGTGGCACATATGCAACAGGTGGTGGTTCTTTAACAAGAGTAGATCCATCTACTTCTGGAACAACTGCTATTACAGACTTTGCTGATTTAAGTTTTACCACTGCAACAATTACTGCAATGGGTGCTTTAATTTACAATAGTTCTGATAGTAACAAAGCAGTTGCTGTTTTAGATTTTACATCTAATAAAACATCTACAGCAGGTACTTTTACAATTCAATTTCCAACAGCAGACGCATCAAACGCTATTATTAGAATAGCCTAACAAAAGGCTAACCAATGGCGAACATTACTGGTTGGGGTCGAGGCACATGGGGTGAAGGAGCATGGAATGCTCCTCT